GGTATTGCTGTAAATAAAACATCTGCCACAGAATCAACAACAGCAAGTGATTATGAATGGACAGCAATAAAAGGTGACACTGGCACAACTCTTTACACATGGATAAAGTATGCTGACGATGCAAATGGTACTAATCTAAGCAATGTACCAACTGGAAAATCATATTTAGGTATTGCTGTTAATAAAACAACCGCAACAGAATCTACTAATGCGGGTGATTATGATTGGTCATTAATTAAAGGTGACACAGGTGCAACAGGTGCAACAGGAGCAACGGGTAGTACAGGTGAAACAGGTGTATCTTTATATACATGGATAAAATATGGTGATGATGCCATAGGAACGGGATTATCCGATTCCCCTACAGGAAAAACCTATATCGGCATAGCAGTTAATAAAACTAGCGCAACTGAATCAACTACTGCTAGTGACTATGCTTGGAGTTTATTGGGTAGTAGTGGAGGTGGCGGTACTGTAACTTCAGTAGCAGCTTTAACTTTAGGAACTACAGGAACTGATTTAACTTCTACAGTAGCTACTGGAACTACAACGCCTGTAATTACACTTAATATTCCAGATGCAAGTGCAACGGCTAGAGGTGTCTTAACAGCCGCTGATTGGACAACTTTTAACTCCAAACAAGCAGCTATTACTTTTGGTACTAATGTTTTAACTTTTATTGGAACACCTTCAAGTGCTAATTTATTAGCCGCTGTTACGGATGAAACTGGTTCTGGCTCTTTAGTATTCAACACTACTCCAACTTTTGTAGGTTTAAGAGAAACTAAAGTTGCAATGGCAGGTAATGATATAGCTCTTGCAACTGGTAACTACTTTACTAAGACAATATCTGGAGCTACTACTTTAACTGTAAGTGGGATTCCCTCAGCAGGAACTACAGCTAGTTTTATTCTTGATTTAACCAATGGCGGAAGTGCAACTATTACTTGGTGGACAGTTAAATGGGTTGGCGGTACTGCACCTACTTTAACTACTGCTGGAAGAGATACTCTTGGCTTCTTTACCCATGATGGTGGAACTACTTGGACTGGTTTAGTTCTTGGAAAGGATATTAAATAATGAGTACTAAAGATATTGTTATGTCTGCTGCAGGTTTAACTGGCACTGTTGCTCCACCAGCTTGGATTAATACTCTTACTTGTGCAAGTACAGTTGATGGTGGGTCAATACAATACGACTCAAGCGGTAATATTTATATTTGTGGGTATGTTACTGATAGTTCTATTCGTAAATGTTTTATAGCTAAGTACGATGTTTCTGGAACGCTATTATGGCAAAAGTATATAAATGCAACTATTAATGGTGCTTTATACAGTTTGAGTATAGATTCTAGCGGAAATATTATTTTTGTAGGCAAACTAGAAGCTGCTGGAGGTGATTTAATAGACGGAGTATTTTTAAAATACAGTTCTACTGGTTCTTTATTAGCACAAAAAACTTTTAATAGTGGTTTTGATATATTAACTAGTATTACTATAAGCAATACAGGCAATATATATACTTGCGGCTATACTCAAGATGATATATTTATTACAAAATTAGATAGTTTGCTGGCAATTCAATGGAGTTATAAATACTATGTAGCTAATCTAGATGATACTAATGCAAAATTAGTAATTGATAGTAGTGAAAATATATATTTAGCATTTGATTCTACTTCTACTACTTTTGCATCTGTCTCTAATACCTTAGTAAATTCTATTAATTTAGTTAAGATAGATTCTACAGGAACTATACTTTGGTCTACTAAACTAGCACAAGCAAGCACAAACCTTTCTGTACTTAGTTTGGCTTGCAATAGTAGTAATGTTTATATTTGCTATAAAACTACTACAACAAGTAATACTATAGCTACTATTAATAACGCAGGTGTGCTGGTTAGAAAAAATGTCATTAATGGACTAACTGCTTCTAATGCTTCAGCAATAGTTGTTAATTCTGTTGGAGCTATGTACCACTTATCGACTGGAACAGCTACAACATCTTACGCAGTAGTAACTGCTTATGACTCTAGTGGTGGTATCTATTGGAATAATAAAATAGGTGTTTCTGGCAGTAATACTCAAGGTATCTCCATTTCTTTAGATAATATTTCAGGTTTTTACATACTATGCAAAATTAGTAATATATTTGTAGTTTGTAAATTTCCTACGACAGGGAATAAATTATCTAGTTATACGGTAGGAAGTAGAACTTTTGTATATTCGTCTTCTACAGGGACTATTACTTTTGCTACAACTGATTCGGTTACTATTTCTGCTGGTGCTGTTCTTAAAAAATCATTTCCACCATCTACACAAATTGGATTTATTACTGGTGTAAATCCGCAAACATATGGTAGTCACATTCCTAGAGCAGGATTTAGATTTTCAGATAGTTCTTCTAATTATTACTATGTATATCCTTCTGGATTAGGATATAATTTAGGTTCTTTTAAAGTAACTTCTTCTGGAGTTTATGTTTCTTATTTTAATACAAATATTACTGCTGGGTATAGTACATCTCTTCTAGCGGCAGGAGATACTACAGACTCTATATATCAATTATTATCTGACGGCAATAATATAATTAGACTTATTAAAATTTTAAAAAGTGATTTATCTATTGTTTGGAGTAAAAACTTTAGCGTAGGTAGTTATACCTATGGAGGTGTAATTAAAGTTAGTAGTGCAGGAAATATTTATTTATCTATAGGTCCAGAGCTTTATAAATTAAATTCTAGTGGAACTGTCTTAAATAGTATTAAATTAACTACTGCTAGTATTATGATTTCTGATATAGCTATTAGTTCCGCTGAAGATGTATATATTACTACTGCATATGGCGGTAACAATGTGGTTTGCATTAAGTTTAATAGTAGTTTAGTTACTCAATGGTCCTGTAGTTATAATCATCAATATGCAATTTCCAATATTACTTCTAAAATCACTATTAGCAGTGATGGAACTAAGATAGTGATAGCTACTAATATGAACTTTATAACTTCTTACTCGTCTACTGTAGTTATAGGAATTACATCTGCTGGAGCTGAGATATTTAAGAAAGCAATAGCCGCAGTTTCTCCAAATCGTCAATTAACTTGCAGATTAGAAAAAACTGCAAGTGACCTTATATATCTAACTACTGTAGGCAAAGACACTGGAGACCTTATCGAAAGTATAAGACTGTATAGTTTAGATTTCAATGGTAATTTTAATACACCTATTGTAAAAATAATAGTAGGAGATTCAGTAGGAAATCCAAATGACCTATTCTGTTGGGGAATGTCCTTTAATTCTAGTAATAGTGTATTGACTCTGAATATTTCTTGCTCAAAAGGCAGCTTTGATATTCCTCTGTATATAAATGATATAACTCCTAATACTATTATAAATATTATCGGAACTACAAGTTTATATATAACTACCGCTATCAGTTTAACTTTTGCCGCTACAACTTCAACCACTAGAACCTATTCAGCAACTATATCCTCTGGTGCAGTTGGCGGTGCTTTTGGAGCTGCAACTAATATTACGCCTAATTCTGGAACATCTACATCATTAAGTTGGCTTCCTATAGATGCTCCTTTAACAATTTCTTCTTCTAGTTTTACAGATGCAACCGCATCTAATACTAGTGTAACAACCATAATAGCATAAGGACTTTATCATGTTATATGCACTTATTGAGAATAATTCTATACTTAAGATAGGTTCTTTATTTGAATTATTCCCAAATGTATCTTTTCCTGTTGGGGAAGTAGATAATGATTTCTTAAACAATAATTCAGTTTTAAAAGTTATAGAATGGGTAGAACATGATACCTCTACTGAGAAATTAGTTTATGGAACTCCTTACATAAATGGGGATAGTGTATTTACATTTACTAGAGAATTTAAAACAGAGCAAGAGTTAACTGAGGAGCAAGAATCTAATTTAATTTTTACAATTTTAGCAATTAGAACTCAAAGAAACCAACTTCTTAAAGACTCTGACTGGACTCAAGTAGCTGATGCGCCTGTAGACAAGACTGCATGGGCAACTTATAGACAAGAACTTAGAGATATAACATCTCAAGAAGGTTTTCCATTTAACGTAGTCTTCCCTAACCCTCCTTTATAGGATTTATTATGTCTATCTTTGATGATTTAGTAGAAACAGTAAAAGATGCTGCTGAAGTTGCTATTGAAACAGCAATTCCTGTTCTTCCACACGAAGTTGTAGAGACAGTTGTTGATGTGACGGTAGATTCAGTAGTTGATGTAGTGTCTGAAGCTATTTCTTAGCCTAAAAGCCTATGGACTTTCTAAACTTTATCACTGAAGTAGGATTTCCAATAGCAGCTGCTTGCGTGGGGATGTATTTTGTCTTCCTCACGCAAAAGTTTATTCTAGATTCTGTACTAGAAAAGGTCAAAAACCTTATTAATATTATTCAGCAATTAGACAAACGTGTGACATCAATGTCTAATGACATCGTACATATTGATAATCTCATGTGCAAAGCATTAAAAATCCCTCCTGATGACATAAAACAAGGAAAGTGATATGGAACTTAAAGATGTGGCTGACTATATCAATCAATATGGATTTCCAATTATTGCATCGATTGGAATGGGATACATTGTCTATTATGTTTGGACTTGGACTACAACAATTATAAAACCAATTCTCGATGAAGCCTATGTGGTACTTGTGACATTAATAGACCAAATACGCATATTAGATTCAGATATGATTCGATTGAAACAGAAATTAAG